ACCTTGAAGCCGGCTACGCCGACGGGATGTCACTCATCTTCTCGGGCGACCTGCACACGATTTACACCGAGAAGCAGGGGCCGGATTGGGTTACGCACATGGCCTCGGCCGACGGGTTGTCGGCGGTACGTCAGGCGAACGTCTCCTTTGGCGTCAAGAAGGGCACCCCGATCAAGGACGTGTTCAAGCGCATCGCCACGGGCGCAGGCTTCAAGCTCGGCAACCTCGTCGAGGTCACGGGCGCGGCCAGGATCAGCGACATGGGCTCGACCTTCCCAGAGGGCACGGTCGTTGACGGCCCGGCGTATGACGAGCTCGTGCACCTCGCCGAGTCGGCCGGGTACGAGGTCTCGATTCAGAATGGCGCGCTGCAACTGAAGGAAAAGGGCGAACCTGTCAGCGAGAAGGCGATCGAACTGTCGGCTGACTCGGGCCTCATCGGCTCGCCGACTGTCGAGGCGCAGCAGGACCCCGGCAAGGACAAGGCGTCGGACCGCTACGTCAAGGCCGAGTGCCTACTGATCCCCGGCATCTTCCCAGGCCGCAAAGTGAACCTCGTGACCGAGGACAATGCGTTCAACGCAACCTATGAGTGCGTTGTTGTCGAGTACGTCGGCGAGAACTTCGGCCAAGAGTGGGGCTGCAAGCTGAAACTGAGGCCGCTGTGACCACCGAGGAACTGCTAGAGCTCGTGCTCGACAACCGCATGCGTGGGCTACACACGTCCATGCCGGGCCGTGTCGAGTCCTACGACGCCGCAACGCAGACGTGCGACGTGCTGCCTCAGCTCAAGCGGCAGACGCCCGACGGCGAGGGTGGATACACCGTCGAGGACTTGCCGGTGCTGCCGCATGTCCCGGTCTGCTTCCCTCGCGGCGGCGGTTTCTTCCTCAGCTTCCCGCTGCAAAAAGGCGACTTCGTGCTCGTCGTTTTCAGCGAGCGCGCGATCGGGAACTGGCGGCAGAAGGGCGAGGCGAGCAACCCCGGTGACCTGCGCATGCACTCGCTTGCGGGCGCGGTGGCGATCCCGGGCGTGTACCCGAACGGCGACGCACTCGACGACGCGGACGGGACGAACCTCGTGCTCGGCAAGGACGGGACGGCGGGCGCGCAGATTGAGATTACGCCCACGGGGATCAATCTCGGGACCGGAACCACAGACGCCGTGGTCACAAAGAAAGACCTTCAGTCGCTCTACTTCGCGATCAACGCAGCGGCATGTGTGGCGAACGACGGCGGCGCCGCGTTCAAGGCCGCGCTTCTAGCCGGGCTTGACACGGCGGGTTGGACCACCGGCACCACCGATGGGCAACTCGGCTCGGCAACCACGAAGGCTAAACGCTAATGGACTTCCAACTAGTCATCTCAGCCGACGGCGACAATCCCGACGTGGGCGACATCAAGCTAGACGAGGACGGGCAGATCCAGTTGACGCCCGACCTCAAGAGCGCCGTGGCGCAGCACATCGCGATCCGGCTGCGTACCTTCTTCGGCGAGTGGTTCCTCGACGCGCGCGAGGGCGTGCCGTACTTCGAGCTCATCCTCGTCAAGAATCCCGACCTGCCGCGCATCGAGAACATCTTCCGCACGGTCATCCTCGAGACGCCGGGGGTATCGAACATCGACCGCCTATTGCTCGCGCACGACGCGGCCACGCGCATCCTCTCGATTTCTGACCTGCGAATCATCCTCGACAGCGGCGCGACGCTGACGGGCGCGGACTTCGGCGCGCTCATCGTCTACAGGAGCGACAACGATGGCGTTTGAACTGACCGACGCGGGCGTATCGATTCAGACCGTCGACGAGATCGCCGACGAGATCAAGGCGCAGCTTTGGGCCGACATCAACCCCGGCCTTAACCTCGCGTCCACCTCGGCGCTTGGAAACGTCGTGCTCATCTTCGCTGACAAGCTGCGCGAGATGCAGGAGATGGCCCGTGCCGTCTACGAAGCGCGCAACCCCGACGGCGCAACCGGGGCCAGCCTCGACCGCATCGGCGCGTTCACCGGCACCGAGCGCGAGGGCGCTACAAAGTCGTACCTTACCGCCTGCGACGTGAACCTCGACGACGGCTTCAGCGCCGCCGCTGGCGAGATGGTCGCGCATGTGACCGGCGACCCGTCGCGGCGGTTCGTGAACGTCACGGCGGCATCTAATAGCAGCGGCGTCCCGGCTACCATCAGCGTCGATTTCGAGGCCGAGGAGGCCGGCCCTGTTGGCTGCCTGTCGGGCGAACTCGAGGTGATTGCCGAGCCGCTGACCGGCTGGAACGCGATCACGAATCCGACCGACGCTGTGGAAGGGCAGGACGAGGAGAGCGATTCAGCCTACCGCGTCAGGCGCCGCGACGAGCTTGTTGGTGGTTCGCACACGGTCGACGCGATCCGTACGGACATCCTCCAGAACGCGGACCTTGAAGTCGTGTTCTGCAAGGTGCTCGAGAACGACACCGACGCGACCGACGCAAACGGGCTGCCGCCCAAGTCGATCATGGTCGTGGCGTATGGGCCAGTCTCGCCAAGTGCAGCCGACGACCTCGCGCTGGCGACGCAGATCCTCGCATCCAAGCCGGCTAGTATTAAGACATACGGAACCACCGCGAAGACCGTCACTGATGACCAGGGCAACGACCACACGGTCAAGCTCACGCGCCCGACGGCGGTTCCGATCTACCTCGAAATCGACGTGACCACCGACGAGTCGTTCCCCGACGACGGCGAGACGCAGATCAAGGAAGCGCTCGTCGCGGTCGGCGATGACACCTACCAGCCTGGCGACGACGTGATCGCGTCCCGCCTCAAGGCCGCTGCGTTCGCCGTGACCGGCGTTACCGACGTGACCGCGCTGCGCCTTGGCACGGCGCCGTCCCCGGTCGGTACTGCGAACCTCGCGATCACCTACCTGCAAATCGCGACGCTCGACACGGGCGACGTGACGACCACCGTCGCATGAGCGAACTAACCTACCAGGGCGACCACCGCACCGACGGCCTGGCGAGGCTACTGGGCCAGTTCCAGGGCATGCCTCGGATCGAGGCTGTGCTAGGCGCGTTCCTTGACCAGATCCAAAAGGTCGAGGACGTACTGTGGGCGCTGTTCACCGAGGATTGGATCGAAACCGCGACCGGCGACCGGCTCGACGTGCTTGGCGCTATCGTTGGCGAGGAGCGCGGCGGCGCGACCGATGACGAGTACCGCTCATTCATCCGCGCCCGCGTGCGCGTGAATCGATCGACGGGGCTACTGTCCGAGCTCGTCGAGATCGTGCGGCTGATTCAGTTCGACGACCTGACCGTCCGCGCCCGCGAATACTACCCGGCCGCGCTTCAGATCGAGCCCAAGGAAGAGGTCACGGTCAACGCACACCGCGTGGCGGCGATGCTACAGGACGCAGCCCCGGCCGGCGTGGCGCTGCGGTTCGTGTATCCCACGGCGGCGCGGGCGAACACGCTCATGTTCGATAACGACATGGACTCGGGCGACCTGACGGCCGACCAGTGTTTTGCAGATGGGCAGAACGCGCCGCTGACCGATGGCGGACTATTCGCGGGCGTCACAGGATAGATTCATACGGGGACTTAGAATGATTGCGTGAGCCGGCCCGATAGCACGCCTGAGTGGGCGAGCGACGCCGCGTACCCGGCTGGCACCGACGCATGGTCGGCGACTGACACGAAGATTGAGCCGACCACAGGCGAGAAGGAATCCGGCGCCACCCCACAAACCGGCTTCGGCGCGCAGCAGTTCAACTGGCTGCTAAACAATCACTCCAATGCGCTGACGTTCCTCATGTCGGCCATCGCTGGGCATGGAGTCTACGTTCGCGACGAATTCACCGGCGACCCCGGAGACACGATTCCGGAGGTGATGTGGGAGCTCCTCACGGCCGGAGCCGGCGTCGCGCCTGCCTATATCGATGACTCTGCGGCGGGGGCGTCCGGGGCCGCCGCATTCGTGCTCAGCGCGGCGGGCACGTCGCGCATTAATGCTCGGTGCATTGTAGGCACATCTGATTTTTTCTTCATTTGCCGAGTTCGTAGAGTTTCCACCGCTGGCGCCGCTGGCACGATGACGATCGGACTCCACGGCACTGACTGCCTCTTTCGTAGCACTGCGGGCGGCAACTGGTTCGCCAAGTATGGTGCGTCGACCACCGACACGGGCGTTGCCGCATCGACATCGTATCAATGGCTGGAGATCGAGCGACGCGCAGGAGTGGTTGAGTTCCGCATTGCCGGCGCGGTTGAGTATTCTGGCGCGTTCGCCACCGACCTGACCACCTCAGACGTCGGTGTGTACTTGTTCGACGGCACCGCGAACGCCGCCGAGTACCGCGTCGACATGGCGATGATCTGGGTTGACAGGTCGTAGCCGTGCGGCTCGTGCTGATTGCGCTGCTGTTGGCAGCATGCGCCACTGAACAGCACGTAGCGGCGTCGCGGCTCGTCCTGGACGCGCAGGATCGCGCGGTGGCGTTCGCGTGGGTCGCGGTAGGTGGAAGGGGCGACTCTCCGCCCGTCCTCTGGATCAACGGGGTACACTGCAAGGGGCGCGAGTGGCTGGCCATTGAATTCGGCGACATTTGCGTTGACGGCATCTGGGATGGGCACGAGGCAACGGTGATGGTGCCGCCTGGTCCCAGGGCGTCACTTGCCGATTCCTCGCTCACTCACGAACTTCAGCACGCGGCGTTTCAGTTCAACGACGGCGACCCCGACGGAGAGCACGACCGCGACGAGTGGAGTGCCGTGCCACTTGCCGAGGCCGCGATGCGAGAGGCGGGGCTGTAATGCCGACCGTCGACGTAGAGCTCGTTTTCCGCGACGGCTCAACCCCTGTCACGAAAGAACCGACCGCGCAGGTCATCCGCGTCAACCGTGGCGAGGACACCACGGTCCGCTTCACCTGCTACAACTCCGACGGCTCGGCGCGTGACCTGGCCGATCACTCCTTCGTTCTCAGCATCACGAGCGACGAGGCCGGCGAGCTTGAGCTGATCAATCGCGCCGGTGGCATCACGGACGAGGCGGGCGGCGTCGCGGAGGCCGTGCTCGTCCCCGCTGACACGGAAGGGCTGGTCGCGCGCACGTACTACGCGAGCGTTGCCGTGGTTGATGGCGGGATCACCTGGTACCCGTTGCCGCGTTCGCCGATGCCGATTGCGCCGGCCTCGCCGCGTGTGCCTGCTGAGTTCTCGACCGCTGATGGGAACATGGTCCTTGTTGGCCTCCCGTTAGGTGGCAGCGTCGGGCAGATTCCCGCCATACTGTCCACGTCGCCGTTTGAACTTGAGTGGGTCGACGACGAGACAGGCGACAGCGGCGGCCTCACCTCATACAACACCGTCGCGCTCCTCCGCGCCGCCTCCGCGCCCGCCGACGGCACGCGCGTTGACCTCCTCGGCTACCACGCCGCGCACGATGGAGGCGGCGGCGAGTTCTACTACTCGTCCGCTTCCACCGCGACGGAGAACGGCGGCACGGTCATCGCGCCCGACGGCGGCGCGGGCCGGTGGTTCCGTCTCTACTTCTCCCGCAAACTCGACCCGAAGTGGTTCGGCGCCGTCGGCGATGGCTCGACGCATCCGCTGTCGGGATACTTTGGCAGTATCGGCGCGGCGCAGGCTATCTACCCGCACGCGGTATCGACGGGCGACGAGATCGACGGCGTGGCCATCCAGGCCGCGATCAACGCCATCAAGGGCAGCCCCGGTGATGCTGGCCTACGCGGCGGCGAGATCGCATTCTCGGGCGGCTCGTATCGCTACAACGTCGAGCTAGACCTAGAGCGCGCCCTCGGTATCACGTTCACCGGCCAGGCGAACGGCGCGCTTAGCGGCACGGCTTCGGCCGGTGGCACGCTGCTCAACTGGACGGCGGCGGGCACGTACTACAACCCGTCTTACTCGGGCTCCGGTATCAACGGCCGCTCGTCCTACGGGCTCACGTTCCGCAACATCAACTTTGGATACAGCAACGCGAGCATGGCCGGCGTCCTCGTCGACCTCGGGCACGCGGGCGGCAACACTGTTGCGATC